TGCCGGTTGCCAGTTCAGCGTCGGTCGGCGACTTGCCGCCGGTGGTGGTGTCCCAGGTGTAGCCCTTGAGGCCCAGGCCGAAGGTGTAGTCGGTTTGAAGCGTGGTCTCGATACGCTCCTTGCCGTTGACGGTCTGGACGTTGCTGATGATGTCGCGACCGTCGTGGACCAGAGCCGCGCCTTGCACCAGAGACAGGATGATTTCCTTGTTCGGGGTGCCCGCCTGCATCAGCGCCGGGGCGTCCGTCACAACGGAGATTTTGCCGAGGATGTCCACCACGCGGACGTTGCCAGCCTGGAACAGCTGTTGCTGGTTCGCCAGGTTCTGGCCCACCAACTTGTGGTAGCTGGTGCCCTGCATCACTTGAGTAACCAGGTTCTGGCTTGCGTCGCCGAACTTCGCGTGAGCGTTGTTCAGGCCGGCGTAGGTGATGCCTGCGGTAGCCGACACATCGTTCACGGCCGCGGCCTGGGCGGTGATTGCAGCGACGAGGGCAGCGATCGCGGTGTTCAACTGGTCCTTCAACAGGATTTCAGCAAAAGCGCGGCTCGCAACCTCGATACCTTGCGCGGTCGGGCGCTCGAGCCAGGTCATCTGCGATGGCTCGTAACGGATCGGACCGAAGCCGCCGGCGACTTTCACCGAGGTGTTTTTCAGTTCGGTCAGGTCGGTGGCGGCCACAGTGGCGTTTGCGCTGTAGCGATCCACGCGGCGCTGGGCAGCCGCCAGGGTCTGGAAGAACGATTCCTGGAGGAAGTCGCCGGTAAAGCCGTCCGGAGACAGCACGATTGCGCCGCGGCTGGCAGCGTTGAAAGCGGCCAGATACTGGTCCAGCGTCTCAAGAGTCGCCGGCATGATGTATTCGTTGAAAACCTGCATTTGCGACAGGGACATGGGTTATTTCCTTACGATTGTGGGAGATCGGGGAACCGGCTCGCGATTGCGGCCTGTCGTTCCTCTTTGGTGCCGCCGATTTTTCCTTTTGCGGCCCCGCCGCCTTTACCTGCACCGCCGGCCCCGCCGCCTGATGCTTTGCTGCCAGCGATCAGCGGACCGAAGGCCGGATCGTTGGTGAATTCTGCTTTCAGCTCGTCCAGCGTTGCCGCCGAGAGCTTGCCGGAGGCGTCCAACACGACGACGGTGGGCTTACCGTCACGTTGCTCGACGCTAAGCCGGCGTTCGATGTGGGGGAGCAATGCCTTGGCGCTGCCAGGGACGGCCAGAGTGGTCGCGATGTCAGTAGCGGTACGGCCGACAGTCAGATCCCGGATCTGCCCGCCCAGGCTGCCACGCTCCTGTTCCAGCAAGCCGTTCAGCTCAGCTTCGCGGCGGGCGTACTTCTCGGACCAGGAGCGTTCGAGCTCTTCGACGTTGCCGGATTTGCGGGCCAACTCTTCACGCTCCAAGCGTGTAGCCTCTTCAGCTTCGCGGGCCTTCTTCTCGGCGGCCTTCTTCTCGCCGAGCAGTTCGTCGACCTTGGCCTTGAGGCCGGTCACGTCTTCAGGCTGCGGCAAGCCTTCGATGTTCAGGACGTACTTGCCGCCCTTCTCGACGTACATGGCTTGAGTGGCTTCATCAACGCCTTCGAGGGTGTCCAGTTGGAATTTCAAGGTCATTGCTGTCTCCCAGAGACTTGGTGCAGGCCCTGCCCGCAGATGTGAAAAACCCCGCACTTGGCGGGGCTTGGTGATTTATCGCGACACGTTTTGCGTGTTGGCGTTTTGTGTCGCGGGTCAGGCGAACGGGTTGTGGGATCGGGCAACGCCCTTGGTCAGCCACATGCAGGCCTGTTGCAAATTGGTCACTGCCAACGCCATGGCTCGCTGATCCGCGTCGGGCAAGGCCTTCAGCTGCTTGACCAGGTCGGCTGCATCAGCCTCCAGCGCCTTGATGGAGTTGATTCCGTCAATCTCGGACTGACTGAGGTCGCGGTAACCGGTGATCTTCTTGTGTTGGTTGTCCATGTTTTTGCCTCGGAGGGTTATAGGCCTGCACGCTCGAATGCTGCCGGCTCAAGGTCTTTCAGCTGCTGCAACGTGAGGGTCTTGCCGTTGTCGTCCACGAACTTATCCAGGGTCAACTCGCCCTTCGTGAAAAGCTCGTAACGATTCGGCCCCAGCACATCGCGCTGAAACGATGCTGGCTGTCGGGATAGCCATTCCTGATAGGTGGTCTTGCTCGATACCAGCTCGACCCCATCAGGCCCAACAGCGGGGCGCGCGGAGCCTTTGATCTCTCGGACGTATTCCGCCTTGAGCACTGGCGCGGTGGCTGTCCTGCAATTCCAGTGGAAAGGAGGCTTTGGCGCGTCGAACGGGAACACTTTCTGATCCACCTGGCGGCAGAACGGTGAGGTTTTCCCATCCAGAGTGGCAATCGCTCGCCACCCTTCAAGGATGTCGTCGTTGGCCTTCAGCACTTCCATGCGCGCCGTCGACGCGACGTGGTTGGTCATGGTTCGAACCAGTGCCGACGCCTGATCCTGCTGCATCTGGTGCACGCTGGCGAGGCGCCCGCCTATCTGCTGACTGGTCTCGCCCAGTGCGGAGCCGATCTGGATCTCGCCGATAATCTCGGCCGCCTTCTTGGTCCCGAACTGGTCGAGCGCGCCGCTGATGCTGATCCGTTGCAGCCCCTTGCGCGCTTCCAGCTCCAGGGGATCGGCCAGCGCAGCCGCGGCGACCACATCAGGCGCTGGAACATTGAACTGAACAACCGCCTTGACCGCCTTTCCGAGCATGGTCACGTTGAATTCAGCCTCGTAGGCGCTGAAGTCGGTCAGGTCCATGATGACCTGGCCCTTCATGTCGCCGTAGATGGCCGCCAGATCGCCGGACAGCGCGTTAATCTGCGAGGTATACCGCTTGGTGCCGTAGGTGCTCAATCCAGCCGCAACGCGCTCCTTGGCGGTGTTGATGGCCTTGCTGATGAACTTGGCTGCCCGCTTCAGGTTGCCGCCGGCATAGCGCTGGACGTAGATCTGATGACGGGTTGCCGCATCGACCAGGAAGCCCTGGGCACTCATACGACATCACCGACCACCGGAGCAGCCGCCTCGATGTCGTCGTCGATGTCTTCGTCGGAGCGATCAGCCTCGATCGTGCCGCACTGGCGCAGGTTGGTGCGAAGGTCTTTCTTGGCAATGACGCCCTGCTGCCACAACTGGACTTGCGCCGTGATGTCCTGAGCGGTCATCACCTCGTCGAAGAAGGCCTGATTGAGCCAGAACACGGTGTCCTTCTCGTTCGGCTCGCCGATCATGAAGCGCTCGGCGTGCAGGATAGCCCGCTTCAGCGCCTCGGAGACGTTGCCTGCCACGGTGCCCAGGATCGAATTGTCCGAGCTGTACCGGATGCGCGCCGCCTCGGCCGTCTCGTTGCCGCCGCCCTGCTGGACGATGCGAGCGCCGATCATGACCATCTGCTCTTGCTTGTCCCGCATCAGCGAAAGTGAAAGCTGAGTCTCCTTAGCCTGCACCAGCGTGGCACTGCCGACCTTGCCGAGGTTGTAACCGCGGCGACTCCCGATGCGCATTCCATTCGGGTTGAGCTTCACGAACTCATCCGAAGAAATGTCAGTGGTCAGGAACAGCGTCGGCTGACTGCTGATGAACCCAGCCTCTTCCACCGTGGCCGAGTTGCCATAGTGCAGGATGTTCACGTCGGCCAGGTCTTCGAGCGGCGACTTGTCGATGTCGGCGTCGTTGCTCTCGGACCCGAAGAAGCTGAACGGGATGTGGTCGAATGGCTGGCCGTTCTTATCGGTCGGGTTCGACAGAGCGAAGTCTTCGCTGCCTTCCTTGTATACACGCTGCTCATACTTACCGTCGATCAGCAGTAGAACGCGATTCTGCTTGTATTCCTCACGGGACAGTTGCGCAGCGTCGAACACCGACACGCATTCCTGCAGGTTGACGTAGACCAGGCGCTTCACTCCGTCGATGACCTGCTCGTCCCAGTCGATGATCGACTCGGCGTCGTAGAAATGGATCAGGGCCTTCTGCTTGGCCGCATCCGCCATGGATGAAACGCCGCTGGCCGCCTCGACCTTCGGGTAATCGACCAGGAAGCCGCCGCGCCCGGTGTCCAGGCACTCGCCAACCGCCTTCTTCGACAGCTGCTCAAGGCTGGTGCCGTCGCCGCTGGCGTTCTCCTTCAGATACTCGACTTCGGTCGGCAGGGTCAGTTCGGCCGTCTTGCGGAACACGGCGCCCAGCAGGCCGGCCCGGGTGCGCCCGGTGACGTTGAGGAACATCGTCCGCTTCTTGAGCTGCTTGTACCGAGCCAGGTTCTCCGGGGAAGTGTCCGTCGGATCTGGCATCGGCAGGTATTCGTCGTGCTTGCGCACCTCGCGCGCGCCCTTGACGCATCGCTTCACCAGAAGCCAGCCAGGCAAGGCGTCGGAATATTCCTTCCGGGTGTCACTGTAATTCGCCATGGATGGCCTCAGAAGGTGAATGTGACGGGGATATGGGTGATCGGCCTGTTGATCGGGTAGTCGTGATGGATGAAATAGCCGCCGGCGTCGTTCGCGTGGTCCACGCCGGACTTTTTGTCAGGCTCACCGTTAGCTGCCCATACCTGTTGCTCGATGCCGTCCGCATATGTCGGGCAGCGCAGGGGGTTGATCAGATACCGGCGCTCGCCGTTGGCATTGCAGAACATGGCGTTCATGGCGTTGATGCGATCCTTCACCGGCGGGTTGGAGTCCGGCGCGATGACGCTGAATCCAGCCTGGCGAAGGATGGCGATATCGGTCTCGCTGGCATTCACTGACTTGCGTGATCCGCCCGAGGCGTCCGGATAGATCCGGATTTCGCAGGTTTTCTCGTAGTCGTTGCCGCTGTGCCGCCAGTAGCGCTCCTTGATGCGCCGGATCATGTCCGGAGTGTCAAAGCCGTCGATCAGCTCATCCACTGCCCGGGGCTTGTCATCAGCTCGCTTGACGTGCGTGATCGCCGCCATCTTGCCGACGTTGAAGTCCATGCCGATATACAGCGGCTCGCCCGGCTCTACGGTGTCGAAACAAGCGTTCAGCTTCCTGTCGTAGGCGTGATAGATCGACCCGGCATTCAGGTTGACGAACTGGCCGTTCAGATAAGCCAGGATCAGCTGCGGCGGGTACGACTCCATCAGTGATGGGATGTAGTCGGAAGGCAGGTTCAGTTCGTTGTCGAACGTACTGGCCTGAACCAGTCCATACATGCCCTTCAGTGCCGGCTTCTCGCGTAGCTGCTTCACGAACTGCTGATAAACGAACTTGAACCCCTCGGGGGTCGTCGTTACGTCAACGCCGTTCTTCAGGCCCTGCTCGTTGTAACGCATCCGGGCGATGATCTTTCGCCAGGCGTGCTCGGCCTTGAGTTTCGGCAGAACATCGAGCTCATCGACCAGGGCATGCCCAATCTTGAAGCCGACAATGGTCTGCGGCTTCTCCATGGATCGGCAAATAGTCGTGCTGCGGTACTGGCCGCCACTGTAGAACTCGACTTCCTTGTCGCTTTCCTTCGTCTTGACCTTCAGGCCCCAGTCGAAGGCGACTTCCTCGATCGTCGGAAAGAAGATGTCGCGGATCTGCGGGTAAGTCGGGGCGAAATAGCCGGAGTTGATCCGGGGCCACTCCCATACGTGCTTGCACAATGCCGCACAGCCTACCCACGTCTTGCCCGAACCGAAGCCAGCAACAAAGCCGCGAAACTTGGTATCCATGCGCAGGAAGCTGGCCTGAGGAACGTTAAGGCTCGGCATCAGGCTTCCTCGCGTCCACTACGTCGACCTGCACCCGAGTAGGCGCAAGATTGTCGTGCGGGTTTTCGCTCTTGGTCTGGCGATTCACGTAGACATCGCCGACCTCTTTGGCTGCCTGCTCGAGTAGCTGGGCAGTCAGCGCCATGTTCTTCATGCTCTCGGCTTTCTCAGCCATGCGGCCAAGCGTCCGGAGTCGATACGCTCGGTTGGCGATCGGGATCTCGGCGGTTTCTTCACGGAAGCGCTTGCGGGTGTCGTGGAACAGGGTCGCCCACTTCGCAGCAAGCCCCTTCCCGGCTTTCTTGGTCGGGTCGTGCGTCTCCACCTGCTGACGGCTCACAACTAGCCCATATTCAGTCTTGACGGACTCCACGACCTGGGACGGTGTGTCGAAGCACGCCAGGGCCTGAACGATGAAGCTTTTCACCTCATTTTTCAGGACTGCCATAAATTCTCATCCGTCTAGTGCCTGTCAATATTCAGGCCGACTTGAGCAGACAGGTTCCGCAGGCCCTCGATATGTTCAATTTCCCTACCTCAGCAGGCTTGTTCGCAGCGTCTACCAACTCCTGCACGTCAGGGCTCGCACCGTAGCGGCGAACCACACCGACGAACTCTTCGACGTCATGGCCGCGCATCTCCAGCTTGGGCAATCCTTCCTGCGTGAACTTGGGGGCGCCGTACTGATCCTTCGCCTGGGCGATGTGGTAGAGCTCATGTTCGACCAGGGCGCAGAAGTCAGCGTCGGAACACTGGGCGCAGTAATCGGCAGCCAGGGTGATGATGTAGGTGGGCACATCGCCGAACCAATCGATCATCTGCTGCTCCATCCGTGCCTTCTGCCAGCCACCCGCACGGAACGCCACTTGCTCGGCCTGGCCAACCACCGTGCGTCCCTTCTTGCTGAATGCTGACGACGCCCACATGACCCGGATGTCAGCATCCAGTAGATGGGCATGGTCCTCGTTGTGAATGCTGCCGGTGTCAGCGATGATCTGGTCAGTGATCCAATCCCACACCTCTGGAGCCGGGCGCAGGACGACTACCGCTGACTCCAGCAGTTCTTTCGGTGGCGTCGGTTTTTCCATGTGATACCTGGCTGAAGATTTTTTTGGAAAAAACTCTGAAAGTTGCAAGTTTTCGTCATCTTCTTGCAACCTAGGCGGAACCGATCTGGATAATAGGTAGCTCCTAAAAAATGGAGCTTCACCATGGAAAATGTTGTTTTCACCTTCGCTCTGGTTTTCACGACAATCTTTGCGTACCGGTATTGGGCTAAGATTTTTTCAGTCAAAACGCTAGTGATAGTGTTATTCGGGAAGGTAACGCTAAATCTTTTCGACTGGCTGTAACGACACGCTACCCGGCTGGGCTCGCTTGATCGCCTCCCAGTCGGGTAGCTTCGTCGTCATATGTTCACTCCAATGATTTCTTCGACTCCAGCGCGGATAGACGCTGGAGATAAAGCGCCAATTGCCCATGAGCGTCGTCACCGATCTTCCCACTGACCAGATAAGACAGCTCTTCGTTGGTGCAAAGCCCTCCCTTCGTGATATTTGCGGAGCCAACAATTGCCGAGTACGAATCGCCTTTCTGACCGTAATAAATTTTCGAATGGAGATAGATCGGTTTGGGCACGTTAAAGTGCTTTAGACCCGGCATTCTAGACAGGCTCTTGATACACCGTGGCTCTGTGTGCTCACGGTTGGTGTACACCGTAATCTGTGATCCCTGACGGATCGCCGAGTTGATGTCTTTCAGCAAGAGCGACAAGCCATTAGCTTTCATCCACCCCGAGCAAATCACAATTCGATCTGACGTCGACAGTAGTTGTTTCAACTCATACAGGTGCGACTGGGTGTCTTTTTTAACATTGGCAATTAGGCGCAAAAGATAGGCTCCACACAGGCTCGGCCGACGATATTACCCTTGGGAGAACTGCCGCGACATGATTTGCTAATTTGCTGATTCGCGAAGCGTGTCGCGACGAACGCGTTGATTGATTATCCCTCTTCGAAAAATCCCCACTTATCCACCTCCCTTGATAAATAGCCATCAGGGATTAAGGTGAATGGATTGACCAACAGGGGGCCAGATCATGGGGGACGTCTTCATCGTAGAAAAACGACCCGCTCACGGTGTTTCGAACGGTTTTTACTATCGAATCGTCGACATCCGTACAGGGGAGGCAGTGAATCGAAATTTCTTACAGGCTAGGCAGGCAGAAAACCATTGCCGTCACTTGAATGAGGTACTTTCTCAACCCATCCCAGCCGGCTCTTCTGGGGTGATACTAAAGCCAGATTGGTAAATGGGCTCACCTGTCACTTCACCTGCGGCACATCTACCCCACCATCTTTGCCGTCTCACTGTGAGCGTGACCGTGTAGCACCGCGACGATCAGACCTTGAGGCAGGCCACCAGCCTTTGCGGCCTTAATTGCTGAGACCAGGGCGTCGTCCAGATCCTTTATCGCTGCGCACACATCAGGCGGCAGCGCCAAGGCATGGTGCAGGCGAGTGACATTGCTCATTTGGCCAGCTTCTTCTGGACGATCACGCGAGCGATCATTACCAGGAGGCCCAGCACGCCGTAGGCCACCGGCGGCAGCACAGCCTGTAGTTGCGGCATCAGCTGCTCAGCGATGCCCAGGGCAGCAATGGCGCCGCCCGCCTGAACGCTGGTCATGCTCAACGCTTGTTTCCAGTTGTCGATCAGTTGCATTGGTCACTCCTGCCGCTTGGGCAATTTGAAG